ATCCGTATCTACTAGAAACAAAGATATTTCACAATCATTAGAAGTATCTACATTTGCCACATGTATTGATTTTATGATGGCAGTTGTTTCTGCTGGTACTGTATACAGTGTTGTCAAATTTGTGTTTGCTAAAACTGCTTTATAATTTGTATATGTATTAGCCATTTAAGATAAAAACCAGGTTATTCTTTCTTCATCATCACGTAATGTTTCAGGTGTATATGTGTTGTTCAACAAAAATATTAACTGTTCTAATGTTTGTATTAGAGTATTTTGTTGTTGCTGACTGTATTCTTTAGATGCTTGAGGTAATCTAGGTATTTGTATTTTTGACATTACTTACCTCTCATTCCATCAGGTTTGATATCTAATCGAAGTGTACCATATCTCCAGTTATCATCTACTGCATCACTAGCAACTCTAACAGCAACTTGTCTACCTCTAATTCTTGTATCTTTTTTAGTTGTTGATGTTGTAATATTAAAAGATCCATGTGTAGTTTGTGTTTCTGTAGGATAAGGCCTAGTTTTAATTGTTAGATCTACTGTGCCTGACTGTCCTTTGAAGTCTGGTATAATTCTACCAATAGACATAAATTGATCACCGTCTGCAATGTCTACGTCACCTGATTCTATGTGTGCTGACATAGCAGCTCCATCATCATTAGATCCTACTTCATGAGCATAGATAAAAGTTCTACCTGCTTTTAGTCCTGTAATTGTAGAGATAGTTGCAGTTGTATCAGAAGCCTCAAACTCAGCTGCATAAGGATTATCGTATGTACCTCTATCAGCCCAAGAACTTCTAGCTAATGTTCCTACATACCAAAGATTTTCTGCATAATTAAATACTACCACTCTGTCAATTTGACTAGAGTTAAGAGAAGGATAAAACCACATTACTTCGTTGAAGTCAGTGTTTGCTGCACAGAATATGTCTTGTTTTGCATTTTGATTTAAGTCATCAAAAACATAGTCCTGCACTGTGCAAGGTATCTTTTGCACGGCACCATCAAATAAGAAGAATGAGTCAGTGCCCATCCAAAAAGATATACCACCTACATCTACTGCAGCATGTAAACCAATACACCCACAAGCAGAACCTAATTGATTAAATCCAAATGTAAAAGGTGGACCAATAAACTGCATTTGATACAAAGCAGTGTCTGTCCATATTAACACAGCACCCCTAGATCTAACGGCAGTTTGTATAAAATTACCATCTACTAATCTTTTTGATCCTGCTGTATTAGTTGCTGTAGGTGTCCAAACATTCTCAGCTTCTTGACCAGACCATCTTATAAACATGTTATCTTGAGTAGATGAGGTTCCTATAGTTGTTTCTGTACCAAAACAAATAACGTGTCTATCATCACCTGAAACTAACATAAATCTAGTTTTTGTAGGTGCATTAGAAACATTTGTTACTGCTGCTCTATTAGAAGATAATCCTGATGAAGTATCCCAATAAAACAATCCACCATTAAATTGTAAAGCTAGAGCATCTTCACCCCAGTTGTCCAAAGCCCATTTAGAAGATTCTAAGAGCACACCTTGTCCACCTGTAAGACCAGATCTTGTAGAGTTCCAAGTAGATGCTCCCCATGTACCTGCACCCCAACCATAACCAAATAAAGATACAGCAGATCCTGTATTAATTTGATATGTTCCGTTGGCCGTGGCCCCTGTAGCATCAGAGCTAGCTGCAGCTTTTGCTTCGATAGTAAATGTATTAGCATCAGGGACAGTAAGTATTTCAAACTCTCCTTCAAGATTAGCTGCACTAATACCACCCACTGCACCACTAACACTTGCAATAGTTACAAAGTCACCGATTAAAGCACCATGACTAGAGTCAGTAACTGTAACTGTAGTGCTACCGTTTGTTGTTGCAAATTGTGTAATGTTACCTGTGCCTGTAGCACGAATAGGAGTTATGTCAGCATAGTTATTTTCTGAATAAGCGTAAAGTTTTTTATTAGTGCCATAAATAGCATATTTGACACCATCAAGACCAGAGTAAGTTAGGATAGCTCTTGTTGCACCAACGAGTGCATCACTAGTTACTTTTTCCCAACCTCCAATTTTTTCAGGTAGGCCATATCTAAAACGAACATTATCACAATCTACCCAACGTCCTTCTGCACCATACTCGGTATTTTGTTTATCTATACCAGGTGCTATTTGCAGTTTTGTTAAAGGCATTGTAGCTCCTATATTGCTGTTTCATAAAATCTGATCCAGCGATCTGTTCCATTTATATTGACTCTTATTGCTCCTGCTTTACTACTAGCTTCAGCAGTTGAAGAAGATAAACTGGCACTACTATCACTAGCTGAGGTTCCCTCAAAGTATAAAAATTCTTGATCTTGATCATCTTGATCTAAAGACAAACAAGCGATAGCACCAGAAGAATTAGCTTGGTTGATTTCTACACTAGCGTTAGCCGGTGTGCTTGTACCAAAACCAATTTTATCTGCTGATCCATCAATAAAGAAAGCATGTGTTAAAGTATTTGTTTCTGCTCTAAAATCAACAGAGGCACTAGATTCGTTAAATACAAATCCACCACCATCAAAATCAATACCACCTGTTGCTTTGATACCACCTAC